CTGGACTCCTCTCCTTGCTCTTCATCATTATTTCAATCACCTTACTTTGTTGGGTTCTTTACGGGATATTGAAGCGAGGCGCGCGTTTGATTGTCGCAACATGGTTGTGGCTTTCTCGGGAAGAGCGCGACGTGTACATTGATGCCATGCTCAGGGAGGAGGATGGTGTGTCTGGTTCTGGCATTAAGCCTGGTAGGCCGCGTAGGGGACCTGCCTTCTTGGGCCGAGATCATCTCGTTCGCGAGATCGTTCTCATACTCAAGGAGAGGCATGGGGCTCCTCAGCCTACCGGTGCCACGCTTAAGATGCTGCGTTGTGAGGTCCGCGAGTTGTTAGAGGAACGTGGGGTGCATGAGGGACAACGTTTGGCAATTGTCACGCGTTCGGTCGCTCTGGCTACCATTCCTTCTGACGATGAGATAGAGATGCAACGCTTGTTGTCCAGTTCGTCTGCGTACGAACGGGGCGCGTGGCGCTCCTCTTTTTAGGGGGGCTTGGTAAGGGTGCCTTCGCGTTCATATCGTTCGGATATAACGCATCCTGACTTGAAGGTCATCCGTCGCCAGGCGTTAGTCAGGCCTCGAGAGTCCACTCATTTTTGCGGGTTATCGCCTCCGCGGACTCTTGGGACGTTTTGTGGCGACATCAACACTATGGCAAGTGCACTCCTTGAGCGGATGTACTTCTGCAGGGTGGATGGGGAGTTGAAGGCTCCCCTTCCAGTTGATGATTTGGTCGTCGATCAGCGCTGTGGTTGGTTTGCTAGTGGTCTCGTTTCGCAGCTTCCTTCTTTCACCCCGGTTTCCCTGTGGTCGTTTTCACAGATGTATAAGGGTTCGAAGAAGTTGCTGTATGAGCGGGCTGTCTACTCGTTGTATGCCAATCCAGTTCGTCGGCGTGATGCAGAGTCAAACTCTTTTGTGAAGCGTGAGAAGGCCAAGTTTCGTAAGGCCCCTCGTTGCATCCAACCAAGGGACCCCCGGTACAATGCTTCCATTGGCCGGTATCTCAAACCTATTGAGCATCGGTTGTATTCAGCCGTGGCACGCTTTGTTGGTGAGGGCGCTGTGGTTACAAAAGGTTTAAACCTTGTTGGGACTGCTGGTTGCCTTCGCCAAAAGTGGGACAGTTTCAAGAGCCCTGTTGCTCTTGGGCTGGATGCCACAGCTTTTGATGCGCATGTTTCCCCTGCGTTTTTACGTTGGGAGCACTCCATCTACAATCGTATATTCAAGTGTCCGAAGCTCGCGAAGTATCTTACCTGGCAGATTGCCAATCGGGGTAAGAGCTTTTGTCCTGATGGCAGGTTGAAGTATCGTGTTCAAGGGAGGCGGTTTTCAGGTGACATGAACACTGGATTGGGCAATTGCCTCATCATGTGCTCGATGGTATATTCGTATGTCAGGGAGCGTGGTGTCCA